CATACACCGGGGTGCCCCCTAAACTAAACTGCTATTAGGCAGCGGTTTGCTTGAACAGGATGAAGTTGTTAGCGCCCTGAACGCACAAGCAGCGCTCAGAAAGCATGTGAACATTCATCTCGTCAATGTCGCTGGTGTAGTTACCACCAACAGAACCAGTGATCCAAGACTTCATGCGACGGTCATCGGCTTCAGAAGCGCGGTAGCGAACGTGCAAGAAAGGACGTTGGATGTTCTTACCAAGGGTTTGGTCGTAAACCGTAGAAACACCAGCAGGAACGAGTACGCCGTCGATGTCAGCGGTAAGACCGCGAGTAGCAGCGTCGTTCAAGTATTTCCAGTCGGTTTTGTAGAAGTCGTAAGAACCACGACGGAAACCAGAGAAACCAAGGTTCAAAGCCATATCAGCCGAGTTGTTGAATACTCCGTAAGAAGTACCACCAGTACCGTAGCTGTTAGCGCGAGCAAGCATGTTGTCGATAGCCAAAGAAGTACCTCTGTTCAGGAACAGCATGTTCTCTTCGATAGCACCCTGCTTGTCAAGCTCCTTAAGGATAAGGTCGAACTCAGCAAGACCGTTAAGACCAGTTGAGTTGTTGAAGTCGTGGTCGTTGAATACCAGACCGCGAGACTCAATGGCGGCGAAAAGACCTTCCGTACCACGAACCGTAGCAGAAGAAGCGTCAGTGATAGAAACGGCAGCTTTTTCAGCTTCAACCATCGTCATCTCAAGGTAGTCCTCGAAACGAAGGCGAGTCTCGTGCTCTGACTTCAGGTACCACAGGTAGCCAGAAGTACCAAGCTCAGACGTAACCTCAACCCAACCGATCTGAGCAGTGTCAGAACCGTTGATGCTGTACTTGTCCTTGATGATGATGGGGCTATTGCTGAACTTCTGGAAACCAGAGTCAATAGAACCCTGCATACCAGCAGAACCTTTACCGAATTCAGAACCGAATACGAAAACCTTCAAATCGGGGTTCGTACCAACGGCTACGAAAGAAGCAGGCCAAGTGGCAGCATCGTACGGGAAAGCCTCAATAGAGTTGGTGGTAACACTCTTAACAAAAGCACGAACGGTGTCGTAACCTTTTGCAACAACGATCGTTTGGTTAGCACGGATAGCGTGGTTAGCAATAGTGATCGTGTTGTCGGTGTTGTCGTTAACGGTAGCAATGACAGCGTCGTCGTATGCTACGTGAAGACGGCCCTGCTCGGTCCATACAACCTCGTCAGAGGCCATAGGCATTTCAGCACCAACCATACGCAAGAAAGCAGAAACCGTACGGTTACCCTAACGCTCTACTTCTTTTTCGTATACTTCAGGAAGGAATTGCTTCGTGAAGTTGAAATCATTGTCTCCAATCGAAAGGTAGTTCTTATCGAAAAGGGTTTTAGTGGGAGAAGGAGTCAGCCCAGCAGGGTATGCTCCACCATTTACAAAACTCATAGTAATATGTTTTAGAGTTTATTATTATTTATTGAACTTAACTCGAAGCCTCGAGCTGCTATCACCTGAGACAGCACGGACTTGCACTCCCCCAACTTGAGATACTCCCTCGTGTTGGCTTCTTGGCTGCATGTCCACGTTCTTGGACCTAGCGATGCTTTCTTTGATTGCATCAGCTTTTCCTTGCTCGTAGAAGTGATTAGCTATAGCGTCAGCGTTCATAGCGGTGAACAAAGCCTTGTGGTATCCCTTAGCATCTTCAATAACGTTCTCTTTGTTTAGAAACTTTCTAACGAAGTTATTAATGTCGCTCTGGGAGTTCTTGATTTCGTTCGGATTCTTCACATTGAATCTATATTTCTTATCACCAACGCCGTATTCAAAACCTTTGAAATCGTTAGAGAAGACCTCATCGGTCTTCTTAAGAAATATATTTTTCTGTTGTTCAGAAATTTTAGCTACACTCTCTTGCTCTTTGTTATAGCGGTTAAAGAAATCTACTGCCTTTTGTTGTTCTTGAGTTAACTTAGAACCGGCCTTCAATTCAGCATAGTAACGATCTTTCATGTCAGAAAGGTGTTTCTTTGCTGAGCTAGCCTCCTCTTTGAAAGCTAGCTTCTTTCTTTTAATGTCGATTTCATCATCGAGTGTTTCATCGTAGCTGAATCGATCCTCTATAAGAAACTGAATTTCCTCGTCGTTTAGATGAGGTTTTGTTTGCTTATAGTATTCTTTTATAAGTTGGGACTCGTTAAGTGAATTAACATCGCGATTCAGTAGTACGTAGTCCTCGATAGTTCCACCAGTTTCATTTATGAAGTTTACCAGTTTTTCAATGTTCTCTGGTAAATCAATCTTAACCTCTGGCTTTTGCTCTTCTTGGGTATCTTGAGAAAGTTGATATTCTTGCGGTTGAGTTTCCTCTTGCGCTGGAAGATCAATTACTTCTTCTAGCAGGACTTGCCCTTCGATCCCATTTTCTTCGCCGGGCTGCTCTTGCTGCCGTACATCTTCGCTGGGCTCTTCACTCCCATCTTCGCTGGGCTGTGTTTGCTGCACATCTTCATCGGGCTGCAACCGCACGGTTTCATCTTTGATTTCATCTGTTTGTTTGTTTGATGGTATAAATACGCGTATAACGCCATCATCGGATTTGGCATCATCTTTTTGAATTTCTTCACTCATAAAATAAAATATTAAAAAATTGTATAGTTATTATATCACTTGGGTTCAAATGAACCTAATTTGAAATCGCCGCTAATTATATCGTTACCAGCTGATTCAAAATCTTTAGCTTCTCCGCCAGTCATTCTTTGTTCTATCAATTGACTTTGCTGTGAAGCTTGCATTTTGGTTCTGTCGTCTTTTCTATCTTCTTTAAAAGATTCTTTTTCCTTATAAACTCCAGCTTCTAGTTGCTTGAGTTTCATATTTAATTCAAACTCAAATTGCATTAACTCTTTCTTAGCCTGCTTTTCTTCCATTAATCTCTTAGAAGCAAGCGATGACTTCATTTGTTCAAGTTGTATTTTACTTCCAGTTTCAACTTGTATCTTTTGAGATTCCGCAATCGCTACGGCTTGTTGCGTTTGTGCATTTGCCTGCGCTTGAGCTTGAATATTCTGCTGGGCAATCATTTGATCGCGCTGAAGTTTACGCTTTCTTCTAATCTTCAACAGTTGATTAGCAAGCTTAATATTTTTAACCTCTCTGATGTCAATAGCATCTTCAAGGTCTATAGTCTGCTGTGCTAGCGCAACTTGAATATTATTCTCAAGCATTTGTTTCTCTTCTGCGTCTGGCATTATATCTATAAAGATACCAAAGTCATGCAAATGTAGGTTAGAAATCTCATCCATCGTAGCTACATTGTGAGCACCTATAGCTTGGACAAACGCTTCTCTAGTTGGAGAGTATTCAAGTACGTCTGATATTCTCAATGCTATTTTCTCAGCAAGGTCAGAAGTGATAAACAATCCAGCTTGTAGAATGTGTCTAGTTGCGGTGTTTGAATTTGCAGCAGCTAACTTCTGAACACCAACCAAAGCCTTAGCGTCTGGAGTAGAACCATCTCTTGCTTCATTGAGGCCGGTGACGTCTCTTATCATTTGTAAGTAATAATTATACGTACTAATGAGTTGAGGAATCTTATTTCCGCCAGATCCAGATGTTATTTCTTGAATTGGAACTTTTCCTGGATTCATGTCGCCGTCTGACGTGAACGAACGACCTACGATACTACCAGTTTGGAAGAACATATTAAGCGCTTCCTGCGGGTTGTAGTTTGTTCCATTGCCAAGGTCGATTTCAGCAAGTCCATCAACGTCAAGATAGATACCGTCTGGAACTAATCTAGACAGCACCTGTTGAAGTTTAAGGTGCGTCAACTGAATCATATCAGCGAATCCAGTTATACGCGAAACTAGAGACTCTATACGACCCTTATACATTCTAGGAGCTACGATGCTGTAATTGAGTTTTACTTTCGTGTAATCGCTCTTTGGTCTCAGTACATTCTTGGCCATCTCCCACTTAAGGAGTTTTTCTGTACCAACAACAAAAACACCTTCATAAAGAACCTCAAGAGATCTTGACAGTTTAGAGAACTGCTCAGCAATATCTGCAGGAGGATTAAACGTGTCGTCTTTAATTATAATCTTACTTGCTCCAGTAGCTGTTTCTTTTACCTTATAAACTTCGTTCGCGTAAGTCTTGAAGTTGAAGTACATTATCTGAACAGTATTAGCATCGATCTCATTATGACCGCTAACACCGCTACTTCTAACTCTGTTGTTTTGTATACCCTGAGCAATGATTTCTTTTAGGTCATCATCAGTAAGTTCTGGAAACTGCTTTTTAAGCTCGTTAATGGGTATAGACTTTATTTCTCCAGCGTAGTAGATATCTTCAAAGTATGGAGACTCAGTGTATGAATAAATAAAGTTTGCAGGATCTACGTACTCGACTTTGATTCCTTCACTCTTAGTAAACACGTCTTTAGAAACACCAATGCCAAGGACCGTGAGGTCGTAGTATATTCTTTTCTTTATGTTCTCGTACTTACTACCTTCAAATATCGTGTTTATAGCTTGTTCAGCAGCTATCTCTATTGCTTGCTTGTAATTAAGCTGCATATGAACTTCTAGTTCTTCTTTGGTTTCTGGAAGTTCGTCTTTATTGTTCTCAAATAGGTTTACTCCAAAGGCTTCTTGTGCAAACTCAGATAGTTCCCTAGTCTGCATGTCTCTGAGAATAGACTCCATATACGCTGTTCTCTTAGATACGCCGTACGGATCTTGAGAAAAAGCTTTGATTTCAAAAGTTCTTTCAGCTATTCCGTTAACTACGATGTCAACGAACTTAGGAATAATGGGAACTGGTTTCCAGTCTAGATTCAAGTAAGACAAATCACCATTGATAGCCAATTCATCTTTATACTTTTGGATAGGTTGCTCTCCTCTAGCATAAAGTCTAAGGCTGTGAAATGCATTTTGGTTGTTGTAGAATCTGTTTACACCAGAATCTACTTTAAACCACTCTTGCTCTATAGCTTTAGCTACGTTTAAGCCATACTCGTAACTGGCTTTTTCTCTATCGCTAGCTATTTGACTAGGAAAGTAACTTTTTACAACTGATTCAGCCATTTTTTATTTTATTATTTCGGATGAAAACCCTGAATTTTTAAATCTTGCTAGACCTAAACTTACAACATCTCTTTCTATTGTCTTCGTTGGCGCGTAAAGATGCCTATTGCATGCCATTATAGCCAAACCAGAACTAATAGAAGCGTCATGCTTTGTTCTTTTATTTATGTCAAACTTAGCCCAGTCGTTGAGCGTAGTGTTAAAGTACATCGTACCATGTGTATCGGTATCTGGATTATACCCGACATAATTTTCTATATACATCTCTATAGCGGCAGCGTGTGCCTGCTTCATATCTTCACTAGAGTTAGGTATACCACCTATTTCTCTTTCTGTAACAGATAGTTGATTACTTCTTCTATCTGGTCTATTCATTGAAAAACCCCTATAACCTCTTCTTCTTATGTAGTACAGTAATCTAGGTTTAGCGTTCTCTGCTAATATTGGCATACCATAAAAAACTATAGCCATCAACACATCCTCAAAGAATATTTCAGCAGTTTGAGGTCTAGCTATATATTCAAGAAAAAACGTTGATGGTGGAACATCTTCCATAGAGAACTTCGTTAAACCGTGTAATGCTCCTTTTGAACCTCTACCGTCAACAGTTCCAGATATATCATATGAGTCACAACCAAATGCACCTAAGTGTTCATTGCCAGGATACTTCATCCCATTCTTTACAATCACACTATTTTGAAGATTTTTAGGTGGAAACCACGATATTTTAAATCTTCCATTAGGATCTGGATGAAACACAACCTCAGTATCTTGTATTCCATTGCGCCACTGGAAGTTGCCAACACTTATAACTCCAGAATTTCTAAGTCCTTCGTTGTAGTCTATTTGATCGTAAATCTTAACAAGATTAAATAGACTATTCTTCATTTCATCCCTAAATGCGTGCTCCTCTGTTCTTGGAAACTGACGGTAGAATTCGTTTAGTGCATCTTGACTATGCTTTAATCCGTCTACTTCGTTTTCCCAGTGCTGTATTACTCCTTCGTATATTAACTGTCCATCTGGACCTTCTACAGCGACTTCTGGAGTGTCAAAAACAGGATTACCATACTTATCTATAAAACCCTCATAGTTCCATTCCATTGGAATAAACAAACTATAAAGTCCAGATCTTGTCTGTCCGTTTCTATTTCTCTGAGTCACGTCTGAATCGTAGTATAGGTTTTTAAAGTTATCTCCTCCTTTTTCCAAAGAATTTGATGTTGAACCCATCATGCACTTTCCAACTATCCTACTACCTAGACGTAGACACGTTTTAGTTACGCGCCAGTTATTTAGAATATTGTCCGGTCTTTCCCATTTTCCACTCTCGTCGTGAACAAGTAGTTTTAGCTTTTCACCGTCGTACGAGTTATCACCTGTGTTTTTCCAGTCTATTGTTGTGTCAAGACCTTCTAGTTCTTCTCTCTGATCACCAGATGATATTCTCTTTCTGGTTAGTTTAGACGCAGGAACCCTAAAAGCCAATTCTGTTTTAGGTCTATCCATACCATCTTGGATTGGCTTGAAAAAGAAAGGATAGTTTACAGATATAGGCACAACCTTGTCTGTGAACATTTTTTTGGCATCGTTACCAGTCTTAGACAGTATTCCAAATCTAGCATCCGATGTTATAGTGGCTTGATTAACAACCTCACCGCTAGCCATAAATGAAAAACCACTACGTCTGTTCTTTAGATAACACATTCCGTAGCATCTACTATCTGCTTTTACAGCTTCCCAGAAAATAAAAAAAAGTCTGTTTGCCTCTCTAAAGTCTGGATTACCAACGTCAATCTTAGACCACTGTAAGTACATATAGTGTGTACCTGTTATATATGTCTTTGTGCCGTTATTCTTAAACCAGAAACCGTTTTCCCTTCTATTGAACTCTTCGTCTATGTACTGTTCCCATTTAGCCTTAAAAGAATCATCCGTGTCCCGCCAATCAAATATAGTCTTTATTGACTGCAACTGTCTAGGATACTCTTGTACTTCCCAATGTCCTGATTCAAACTCGTGCACACTCTGCGGCGTCTTTGGTAGGGCAATCTTGAGGTTTTGAATTTCATATATATCGCCTATCTCGCCGGTTTTGCTTATGACAACAATATCGTGCTCTTTGTCATAGCCGTACTTCCAACTCTTAGATTTATTTAGTCTCTTTACGGTGTTTATGCGTAAAGGTTCTACTACTCTATATAAAGTTTGTTCGTACATTATTTTGATCTACGCTCAGCGAATCCCTTAAACGCTTGCTTATCTTCTCTTTCTATTGGTCTGTCTTCTAATCTAGCTTGCTCCTCTTGAATTCTTGATAAAATTTCAAAAGCATCAAATATAGCTAACTTCTTAGTTGCAGCAGCATTCTTTAATCTATCAGCAGACACATCGTCTTCTGTATTTGTGATGATTTTTTCTTGCGCGACCTTTATGAGTTCTTCTACAGCCTTATGCCCAGCTTGGATTATACTCTTTTTCGTTTCCTGAATATCCATAGTTTATAACTATTGAGTCTGAATCTACTCTATACATTCTCTCGCCGTCTATTATGAATTCATATTCACTTCTTGGGCAAAAGCCAACCAAATCGTCATTATTAAAACCAAGTGACTCAAGTTTAGAATCTAGATGTTTTAAGACACCAATTAATTGTTTTTCCTTTTCTTCTGACCAAATATCGTCAGACTCAACTGGCTTTACAAAACAGTAGCCATCAACAGGATACCACTTTCCACCCGGCTGTCTATGCATAAATATTTGATCTGGACTAACGATAAAAACGTCATCAGCAAAGTATGCACTACTATTTTTTTCAACACCTCGTATGTCATAAAATCTTCTAAAGACGTTATGATGAACAATTATTTCTTCACCTGGTTCTATGCCAAAACAACCAACACTTGGAACACCAACAACAACACCAACTCTACTAACGTATTTGTGGTCTTGCAAGTCAGTGTTTAATATTAGTTCAGTTCCGTCAACGTTTTTTTTATTTACGTTTCTAGAATCTTTTGGCCTAACAACAAAGTTGAATATTGATCTCATATCAGTATTCAAGATTATACTCAACAGCTATACCCATGTTTTTATTGAAATCTTTCCAAGGTATAACTTCTTCGTTTTTCTGTATGTATATAGTGAATTTATTATCTTCTTCTATTATACTACAGATACAATGCCCTCCATAGACATCTTGGCCTATGGAGTAGTGCATTGCATCGTTTTTATAATCTCTGCCGATACTTATTTTTCTTATCAGCTTTGTCATGATTACTACTCTGGTTTTACAACTCGCAAAGGAGATTCTTTAGAATCTTCTTCTTGAACAGTAAATTCACCAGTTTCAAGGTTAAGCGTTCCGTGACCATGCTCAGCAGCAAGATCGCTCATAAGCGACTGAATTTCATCACCGCTATTGCGGAGTTCAGCTACAAGAGCTTCTTGACGAGCAGCTAGATCTTTTTCACTGACGTAAAGAGCGCCAAGTTCCATTTGGATCTGCTGTTGCTTTGCTCTGATTTCACGAGCCTTATTAAGTTGTTCTTCTGACACTTGTGCCATGTTTAATTTGATTTAAGTTAATTATTGATTTATTAGCAGTCTACAGCGTCTTCGTAGCCAGCCTGAGCCTTAAGATGGTCGTAGGCTTGTACGAGGATGTCAGCAGATTCAGCATCGAGCACGGGCTCAAAGCTAAAGTGCGTGCGGTAGATAGGTTCAGCGTGCGCCTCGCGGGTTGCCTCAGATGCGTAGGTAGCTACTTCGTAGTGGCAGAAGTTCTTCTTAACCCAAGCTTCGGTAGGAGGAGTAGGCATCGGAGGAACGGGATTGCTATCAGCGTCTACGGTAGGCTCGGAGGGAGCAGCGTATACATAGGTCTTTTGATCAGTTGACTCGTAAGTAAGACGAGTTACTTTGTGATAAGCTCCGGAAAAAGTCATTCCGAATTTATCAACGGTTGCGGTTACAGCCATTTTTATTGTTTTTTTTAAAAAAATTGGTTATACAAATATACAAAAACATTAACATCCACGGACGGCAGATATCTTTCCATCGCTTGCTATTTCATAAACGGATGAACCAGACTTCCACCACAGTCCACCCCCATCAAACGAAGAAGACAGCGAATTGTCCGTGTATAGAGTTACGTTTACTGCCAACGAAGTAGACGACGAGTACAGGGTAATCGCATCGTATGCCTCGGCACACGCCTG